AATCCTCTCTTACTTCTACATCTAAAGGTTCTAAACCTAATTCATCTCTAATTTCTGTTTCTGTCATTACTGCTTTTAAATCCTCAGAAGTAAATTCTAATGTAATTGGTTTTAGCTGTACAAAATTAACAGGCATATCCATATCATTAACTTGGAATATTTTTCTAAGCATTTTAACAATATGATCTTGGAATGGTTTTACTACTGTATTTAAATAAAAATTAGATGCACTATTTAATTCATCTACATTACTACCTAATCCTGTATCGTTTTTAATACCCATCAACATAGGACTTGTAACCCTATGTCCTGAAAGTATATTTTGAGTTAGTAACTCTTGAAGTGCTAAATATTGTTTATCTAGTTCACTTGTACTTATTGGTGTTATATCAGGTGTTCTCGTTTTATCATCTGAAAATGTTAAAACAAATTTTCCTGAATTAGTTTCTGAGCAAAACTTTTCTGTTAGACTTCTTTCTATTTGTAGTCTTTCTTCTTGTGTTGGAACACCATTTGCAAAACTAATCATATAGCTACCTGCAAATCCATTGCTAATATTATTAAGATGATATTCAGAAACTCTTGAATCAATTAAAGCCCAATTATTACAACTTACATAATCAGGTGTATAATAAGAGTTCATATTAGGACTATATAATCCTGAATACATTATTTGATTAGCTGATGTTCTATCATTAACATTAAAGCAAGGAACATAATATGGTTTGTTTTGTCTAGTATTTGACCAATCTGCTGATATGTAATATCCTTTAGTCTTACCAAATTCATCAGGTCTTGCGCAACGAACTTTAGACACATCAACGTGGTATATTTCAGCTATTTGAGTCCTATCTTTTGACCATACAATGTTAAGACAAAATGCCCCTTGTAATTTAAAATCAAAAGCTACCTTTTTTAAAACTTCGTGCAAACTTTCATTTCCGTTTGCTCTATCCATAAAGTTCTGTAATTTAACTCTAGCTTCTAAATCTCTATCTTCTTCATTTTCTATAATAAGATTTTCACCTGCAATCATTTCTGCTGTTGCATTTATAATAGCTGCTGAAATAGAACTAGAATAGTATAAATCTATAAGAAACTGTGGATAAAGGTTTCTCCAATCTTCTGTACCATACTCAATCCAATCTCTACCACGTACTTCTTGTACTATTGGTGATGTTGAAGTTTCTAAGTTAATATTAATGATATTGTCTTTCATATTTTATATTTTATTGTATAGGATGTGTTGGATAACCTGCAAATGTATGAACATAATTCTCAGGAAACACTTCATTAGGTGAAAAATCTATTTCTGCTGTTGTCATTACATCATAAAATACACCATCATAATATACAGGTGGTGTTATTTCGTGTCCATCAGGATCATAAGTTCCAGGTACTTCTACAATTTCACCTATATATACTACTGATTGTGTGCCATTAATGTAGACATCTTGATTAACCCCTTCTTCTTCAACAACTTCATAAACACCTTTTGCTATTAGGTCTGCATCTCCTGTTGCTTTATCTGTATAGTGTAATTTATATATTTTATATTTTAATTCTTCCATTTTCTATGTTGTTAAAGATATACATTTTGCTTCTGTTAATGCTGTTTTATATACTTGTATATTTCTTATTTTACCTTCAAAATCAGCACTTGTTGAACCTCCACCTGCATCAAATGCTAATCTATTAAATGCAGGTATTGTAAAAGTTCCTGACACATCTTTTTTCTTAACTCCATCTACAAACAGTTGAAAACTATCATCTTGGTATCTAATAGCAATTTTATGGAAATCAGTTTCTGTTATTCCTGTAACTGCGCCTGATGCAACAGAACTACCTCCAACTTTTAATTGAAAAGCAATGTTTCCTCCTGATGTATAATAATACAAAACTCTATTACTAGCAGTACCATCCGACAATGTTATACTTTCTTGTACACCACTACCTGCTGATGCTACTTCTAAATATAACACCCCTGCTGTACCAATTAAATCTCCAATTCCTGTTCTTGTAAATACATCTTTATTTCTTGTTACATTAGAACCTGCAAGTGCAGGAATATAGGAAGTTTTGTAAGAACCTTCTTCTAGTTGCGCTCCCCATAAATACACCTCATCACCTGATACGTCTAATTTTACACCTATTCTAACTACTGTTGACGAAACATTATCTGTATGTTCATATCTAACCCATTCAGAAGTAATTGTAATTGGAGTGCTAACATTATCACCAACTCTTATATAAACTTGTCCTGTTCCTGTTTTTCTTTTAATCCATATACTTCCTGTATAATCTGCGCCTGAAGTTCCTGTAAATGACCTTTGTACTTGTGCAGTTCCTGTTCCTGCGGTTAAAGTATCTGCTGTTGTAGTACCATCAGGGGCAGTTGTACTATTTGTGGTAATAGATTGTCCTGAACCTGACCCTGTTAAAGCCCACCCTGTACCACTAAAATCTTCACTATATTGCGCATAGTTTGTTCTTTGTGGTTCTACTAATATATGTGGACAACTCGCACCCGTATAGTCTAATCTAGGAACTCCTGATGCTGCTGAGGTTATTGTATCTGCATAATTCACATAAGTAGCAGTAGTTGCTCTAGTGAAATCCATATCACTTGATAGGTATGGATATATATATACATTATCTAAGGTTATGTTAGTAGCATCATTATAGTTTTCTAGTTGAAAAACAGTACTCGTTTCTTGAGTAAAATAATAAGTGTGGGTTCCAACAGTTGAAGCTATATTAGTAGTTGATGCACCTTGATAATAACGAAATAAAGCACCATTATTTTCAATTACCTCGTAAACTAATTTATAAGTTAATCCTACTGTCATTCCTGAATTATCATCTGCTGCGTTTCTAACTCTTAACTTGCATTGCCCACCATCTCTTGTGAGCTTTACACCACCATCAGCATATGCTATTGTACTACTACCCCCTATTGCACCATCCCACCCACTTCCTGCATCATTAATAGGTATAGTAGTGTCAAAAGTTGGGTTTATAGTAACTGCTGTACCTCTTGTTGGTTCAGGTAATACTCCAAATAATACATCTTCTGCTACCCCATTAGGTGTTATCATTAAACTTACATCATCTAATAAACTCATATTATGCTATGTTTTTAATTGCGTTTAATTGTACAGTTAAACAACCCAACCCAGTTGTAGAACCACCTCTTGATACAACCCTCCTTTTAAAAGCATCTACTATTAAAGCAGCAGATCTACCACCTCCAGGTTTGTTTGAACTTAATGAATTTCCTAAAGCTAATTTCATTATATTACATCTTCATAATAACATAATCCCACACCACTACTTAAAGTTATTGATGAAATCTGAAGAAATAATGTCGTTCCTGCTCCCATTGTTGTATGAAGATTTGCAATTGCACTACCTGTTGCTGTTGTTGCGTTGGTTGCTGTTATTGATGAAATTACACTTTCAACAGGGAAATGAACACAATAATATTTTTTTCCTGTCATTGCTGTTGTTCCTATAACATCACATCTATTTTTTCCTAGTTGCTCAGTTAATAATTGTTGTACGTTTTCGATTGCCATAATTTATTTTTTATTGTCCGTAATATATATAATTTGTTCCACTTGGTTCAGGATGTTGTGTATATTTTACTTGTGCAGTTCCTGATTTGTCTGCTACATACATTTTTCCTTTCGTTACAAGACCTTGAACTACTCCGTGAGTACTACCTACTGGAAGTACATCATCTTCGTTTACAGGTGCGTTTCCTGAGCTTATAGCTACTGCTCCTGTCCAACTAACTTCATATACTTCATATTTCCAATATCCTGATGGTTTAAAGTTTACATCTCCTGTATATACATCAGGTGTTGCGTTATATGTAAAATTAAATTTTGTATATCTATCATAAACCAAATGAACATTAGAATAAGCATATTGTACTGACTTGTCCATATCATTTGTAAATTTTACTAAATATCTTATCTTGTCAGAACTAACAGAAGTATCAATACGATTATCCTCTGTTTGTAGATATGTAGTTAAATCAGTTTCAGTTACTGCTTGTATCATACTATATAATAGAAAAACTCCATTTTTATTTGCTTATTAAAAGAAAAAGGTGGACAATGTCCACCCTAATCTAAGAAATATATAAAAACTACCAAGTCTAGTTGCTGTCTACACCTCCTAATGTAAATCCACCATTATCAAATGGATTAGTACCATAGTCAGGAACAAATTGGAATGGTTGTTGCTCTAAACCATCAAAGGTCAAAGTATAACCATTTCTATCTCCAAACGCTGCTCCACTATCCATAGTTCCTGAATTAAGCTCCATTCCATTTACACTACCTAAACATACAATAGTATCGTGTCCTGTTGCTGTTACTGTTTGGTTTAATTGTGCAAATATAATAACTTTAGTTTGTCCTAATAATTTTATCTCATTCTGATCTGCTTTAGTCAGTCTGTTTAGTATAATATTTACTGTTGGTGTATAAAAGATTGTTCCGTTCTCTCTTGAACCTGTAATAGTATCTGTAAGACTAGCAACGCCTAACGGCATTGTGTATCTATACAACATATTACTACCCATTTCTAAATCAGTAATTTCACCATTTGCTGTTGGTATTGAAGTTACTTGGTCATAAACTGCGAAATATATAAACTTTATTCCACCACTAATTCTATTACAATCAAGTCCTCTACCTTTTGTTAACGCTGTACAAGCCATATTTTTTTATTTTTTTAAGGTTAAAGGAGCAAGGGTTTTTACACCCCTGCTTCTTGAATTAATTTATTATGATTGTCTTACGATATCAGCACCAACTCCTGTTTGAACTCCTGCTGAATATCTAGCAACTACTCGCATATTGTCTGAACCATCTAGTTGTGCCATATCCATCAATTGTATTCTTGTAGCATCTGAAAGTAAATCAGTTCCAAAAAATAAGTTAGACTTTTCTGCTGCTACTAATTGATTGTCAGCCATTCCTGGACAAACTGCAATTTTGTACCCTTCAAATACTGGTTCATAATCACCATTCATATTGTAAGCATTAACATATCCTAATGTAGATACTGCTGAAATATAAAACGCATAAGTTTTATTATTCATATAAATATGTAAATCTTCTTTCCCTAAAATTGCAGATACATTAGCTGCCATATCTGCTGTTAATGTTTGTAGGTTAGCTATAATGTTAGCTGCTGTATAAGCTCCTGATGCTGATGATTGAATTACTGTTGCATCAACTCCTGGTAATAAAAGACCTGTTGCTGCTCCTAAGAATCCGTTGAATTTCCCTGCAACAGCAGTTCCTTCCCAAATGCTTTCTTCA